TAGCTTTATTGTATGAAAATATTTCAGGTCGTCTGAATTATCGAAAATCGGCTCATTTCCATAGGCCACATAATCCAATCTTGCACCCGTTTCTTTCACGCAACGGATCACTAATTCTGCAGGGAAAAAACTACGAGAAACCCAAGTGCTAAACGTGCTGGGCGAGATCCCGAGGTGTTCGCCTAAATCTTTTCTTTTTGCAAATCCATATGCTTTTTGAATGCGGTCAATGACATCCTTTCCGCCAATCAATTCTAAATTATTCATAAAATGAGCCATAAATTCATGTTGACATTCTCAAATGAGCCATAATATTATAATTACGCAAATGAGCCATAAATCAATATATACCAATATTTAACAAGGGGAAGTTTAAGCAATGAACAGCCAAAATGCAATTTGTATAAATGTACAGATCCACGCGCCTTATGTCACATTAAAGAAATATGCCGAGCTTACCGGGCTTTCGTTAGACAAGGTGCGAAAGATGAGAGCAGCGGGAGAACTACCCATCGCAGATAAAAAAGCGGAAAGGGGATCAGTGTTAGTTAATCTCATCGCAATTGCCAAACAGGCAGCTAAACAAGAATAAAAAACCGCACAAAAGTGCGGTTAGTTTCCAAAAGATTTTAGTTATAAGGGGAAGACAATGACTAAAAGCCAATCATCAATGACATTCTTCTTTCAAGAATATTGTAAGAAACATAATTTAACCCACGAAGAAATCCAAGAGCGTTTCGCTATTCTTCAATATTCCGTAGAAGCCGAGCGAGATACAGTTCAAGATCATCAGACGCTTGAGGTGATTTTTCAGAAACTTCGTCAAGCAGCCCAAAACAAGCGCGCTCAAACTCATTCGACAAATCAGGATGCTTGCCAATCACACCAAGCAACAAAGAAAGAACATAGTCTTGTCGTGTCTGTTGAGTCTGCAACAGAATTAGCTGTTCTTGAATACTTTCAAGCGTTTTTTCAATCTGATCGTTCGCCATGTGAAATCCTTAAATTAAGTAATCGTTTATTTATTTTAGGGCAAGCATACAACAAATCAGGTAAATAAAAAAGCGAGGGCGCGGCAATGTATGTATCTGAAAACGAAAGTGCAGTAGAAAAATGGCACCGAGAAAATGACATCCCTATGTCGAAAGCAAGAAATGGCGAAGAAACTTTGCATGAAATGGGCTTGAGTAAATATCCCACTGAACGCGCTTTTAACTATTTAACTGTTCAAAGACGAGAAATGCTTAAGGCAGTCGCTGATATTGAGCCATCAGAAGATTACATCCGCCCTGATTTGAGCGGCGATAAACTTTGTCATTATAACGATAAAGGTATTAGTAAATTAGCGAGAGGATTAAGGGATTTGACTGAGTTACGCCGAAGTTTCCCGCAATCTATTCGCCTTGCTGATTTTTATGATATTGACCCAGTCACAAGGGGGCAATAATGGAAAATAAATCAAGTACTAAACCAAGCACTGAAAACTGCTTGAAAGCGGCTAAAAAGTGGCGAAACAAATATTGGATTTATCGCACAAAATGGGAGTTGTTTAAAAGACAACAAAACGAAGTTGCCGCCAGTGCCATCTATCACAAGATGGTGATCGCATTAGATAACGTAGGGTATTTAACCAAAAAAGCCGAAGAGCTGGCTCATTAAGGAGATTTTATTATGCAAGAACATTTTATCGAATTATCAAATCGCTACAGCATTAAGTTAAGCGAAACAGAGAAGTACATTATTTACAAAATTGAACTACAAGAAAATGGCACTTATGAACGAGTAGGCGGGAAAGTTTGTAAAGACTTATTCGCGGTGGTTGATACGCTCATTCTTTGTGAATTAATGGATGAGGATGTTATTTCTCTTTCTGCAGTGGCTAAGAAATTAGAAGAAATCTACGCAGAAGTAAAACGCATCGCTGAGATCCAATCGACTTATTCGCAGGCATAACCCCTTTTTTATCTCTGTCTATTAATTCAATTCATACAAAATAAAATATTTATGACTAAATTTAATCTAGAGCAAGCATTACAAGGTGCGCCAGTTCGTCTTAACAACGGTTTTAAAGCTTATATTTTTGCGGATGTGAGCTTGCTTGCTATTAATGAACCATACCCACTGATTGGCGGATATGCCTATTCGATCAGTTCATTTTATGACAATCAAGAACATCAACGATTTGAAGAATGCCGTTGGGCAAAAGACGGCAAGTGTGATCGTTTAAGCGCATTAGGGTCGATTGCTGGGATGTGGAAAGATTAGCTATGCAATCAATGTGGGAACAGCAACGCGATAATACGATCATTGCCAAACATGCACACATGGCAGTGGTTGCATGTGAGCGCCATCAAGCAGCAGAAAACGGTCAAAAATTTGACCGCACTTTTCTGCCGTTTGAGGAAAGCTGTTACACGCCATTACAGTTGGAGCTGTTTGCGATTAACTCCGCTGATTTTGAGTTTATCGAAAAGACACTTGAAAGCTTGCCTCGTCAACGTCAGCGCGAATATTTCCGCAAACTTTACATTAAGGCCTATCGTTCTGTAAAAGACGATGGGTCGATTGCATTTGCCCTCGGAAATAAACAACGCCGATACGCCAATGATTATTTGCGCGATGTGTTAGATGTGCGTTTACAAAAAGTCTTTTCACAGTACAGCGTGAACGTAGATTTTTTACAAGCATTCATCAATACACCGCAATGGTTGCTATCTGTTAAAAATGAAATGCAACAAGCCGTGCAGTTCTCTACGGTGCCAACACGTGAAGAATTAGCAAAACACTATAACGAATTGCATTACAGCGGATTCCGTTTTCAAGTGTTCGGCATCCAACAAAAGCAAAAACAATTACCTTTCTATTTAATTACCGAAAGCAAATTGAAAAAGATGGCGTATCAAATTTCTACGGCATTTACTCAATTCCAATTTGATTGCACACACTTTTTAAAAAATGGCATCGAAAGCGACAATGAGAGCGATATTCAAGGCTATTTCTATCAGCTTTATAAATGGTGTGGTGAAATCGCCCTTTCTGCGGGTTTCAAAATCCCTCACTGGGAAAAAATCGAAAACCACAAATACATCAAAGACGAATATATCGACAGCACCTTAATTCGCTTAACATGCGAAAAATGGTGGTTTAAGCAAATGAGAGACATACAAAAACGTATGGTCGAACATATCGCCATTGCCTGCGGTGAAGTGCGTGCCAACGCCGCCAGTTATATCTCCAATCAAAGTTTCCAAGAATGGCAACTGCAACAACGCAAGAATCACGATTACTTGCGCGCCATGATCATTGAAAACATCGACAACCCAGAAGAACAGGTCGAACTTTTCGATATGTTCTTGAAATCATCATCTAACCCAGCATTACGTCGTAATGAAATGATGGTGCGCTTGCGTGGCTTGGAAGAATGGGCAGAAGAAAACAACAATGAAGCCTTATTTTTAACCCTCACTGCGCCATCATCATTCCACGCAGGAAACGGCAATAAAAAATGGTCGGGGGTGAATCCACGAGATACGCAAAACTATCTAAATAAAGTGTGGCAACAATTCCGAGCTTTGTTAGCGAAACGTGATATTAAATTTTATGGTATGCGAGTGGCAGAGCCGCATAAAGACGGTACGCCACACTGGCATGCGTTAGCTTACGTGCCGGTAGAACACAAAGAAGAAGTCATCCGATTATTTAAACAAAAAGCCCTAGAGTTAGACGGCAATGAAAAAGGCGCAGCAGAACACCGTTGCAAGGTGGAAGAATGCGATAAAACAAAAGGCAGCGCAACCGCTTATATCGCTAAATATATTGCGAAAAATATTGATGGTTTCGCCCTTGCGGGCGAAGTATCAGACGAAGACCCGACACTAAGCCTACACGACAACGCATTGCGAGTTCGTGCATGGGCGAGCCGTTGGGGTATTCGTCAGTTCCAGTTCTACGGTGGCGCATCAATTTCTGTTTGGCGCGAATTGCGCCGATTAATCAGTGGTCAAGCAGATGATGAAATTATCGATAAAGCTCAAGCAGCAGCAGGCATAGCGAATGATTATGCCGCCTATATGGAAATTCAAGGCGGGGCACTGGCTAAACGTACTGATCAACCAATCAAGCTAGATTATGAAACCAAGCCAGCGAATAAATATGGTGAACAGCGTAAAGCCATTATTGGGCTGGCTAACCGATTTAGTCTTAAACAAGTCATCTCACGCACCAAAAAATGGCAAATTAAAAAACGCCCACAAGATTTTGCACAACGCACAGAATCTATGGTTGAGCGTAGCTCAACCGCTAACAATAGCGCACGTAGTGCGCCTTGGACTTGTGTCAGTAACTGTAACCGCTCAATTATTGAGCAAAAGATCAAATTACTGACACAATCGATCTGCGCACCACTTAGCGCACAAAAATTAGACTATTTATTCAAGTACAAACGGCTAACCATAGATAAATATACAGCCTTAACACTCACCGAAAACGATGTGCAGTTAGTGAAACGGAATCAAAATATGATGACGTCGCTTTCCCCTGTGCCGAGAAACCTTCAAAAGCTCAAAGATTTTCATAAAAACCAACGTATTCAATAGGAGAAAACCAAATGAATAAAAGAAAACAGAAACAAATCAGCCGAATCTTAGCGGCAAAACGGGCGGAAAAGTGCGGTCAAATTGAAGTAGAAAAATTAAAAGCCGATGTATGGGCGCTATCAATCCACTTACAACAAACTAACCGCAGTTTAAAGATTAAAAATGAATCAAGCGAATCCATTAACCGCTATTTTGTCCGCGCGATTAAACAATTAGAAGACGATATAAAACGCGAACGTATAAGCCACGTTTTGTTAGGGCTTGCCAGTGGAGCGGTTGGCGGGATTATTGGGATGTTTATGTGGGTGTTGTGTATTCTTTAGCCTAAGGAGATTTATGGAAGAAATACAATTAATTGATGGTAAGCGATATGTAGTGCTTGAATGTGAATTTGCTAGAGAATGGCAAATTGGGCGCGCAAGCCGAGAAACCGTGACGTATAGCGAGGCGGAAGAAATCGCGAACTATTATAGAAAATTTTTAAAAATTCCACCGGAAAGAATTCTAATTGTGGAAGTGCCGAATGTAATTAAATATAAGAGATAATTTATGAATAAATCTAACACAAAAAAATCAGATAAAGACTTATGGGCTACACCTTGGTGGGTTTTCCATTATGCGGAACAGTATTTCAATATCAAATTTGATTTAGATGCGTGCGCCATGGAACACAATACAAAAGTGAAAAACTTTATCAGCCCGGAACAAAACACGCTAACAGCAGATTGGCAAGGGCGTTATTGTTGGATGAATCCGCCTTATAGTAACCCGTTGCCGTTTGTGTTACGAGCCATTCAGCAAAGTGTGCTACATAATAAAACGGTGGTGATGTTGCTCAATGTAGACGGTTCAACAAAATGGTTCGATATGTGTGTGCGTAATGCAAAAGAAATCGTCTATATCACCAATTCACGTATACCTTTCGTCAACAACGAAACAGGCGAAGAGACCGACCAAAACAACAAACCGCAAATGCTGGTACTCTTTGAGCCTAAAGCCCCTTATGGCAGTTTGAAATCTTCTTATGTGTCATTACATACGATGAAAGAACAAGGTGTGAAAAAAGGGTCGCAATAATGATTGTTTGGGCTTTATTTGATAGTGGTAACGGGTGCTATACTCAAGCTGCAATGCAATGCAATGCAATGCAATGCAATGCAATAGAAATATATCCTATTGGGATTGATATAAAAAATGAAAATGATCATTTTATAAATCTAAATTTGGCAGATTATTCCAGCATTTTTGGAAATAATATTCTTTTTGATACACTTGATAAACTGCCAAAACCAGATTTGATTATAGCAAGTCCACCTTGCGAAAGTTGGTCGGTTGCAAGTGCGATGTGGGGAGGAAATGCAAGTTGGAAACAAGAAACAGGTGCGATAAATCGTGAATTGTCAAAGTTTACCGTGCGAGGGCGGAAAGATTATGACTTGCCTCAAGTTCAATTCAAATATGACAAATCATTTTTAAACCGTATAAATGGAGAACTGTGCGCATACAATACTATCAAAATAATTGAGCGATACAATCCTTCAGTATTCATTATTGAGAATCCAGCAAGCAGTCGAATTTGGCACTATTTTAATGACATTTTAGATTTCTGTTTTAATTATGATAATTTAACTTATTATGGAGATTACGGTTATCCAATAAAGAAACCGACAAGATTCAAAAGCAACATAAACTTAAATCTAAGAAAAGATAATATCAAGAAAGATCTTGAATGGGGGAAATTTTCAAAAGATTATAATATTAGGTCTAATATCCCTTTGAATTTAATCAAAGATATTTTTAAAGCAACTGAAAAACATCTCAAACAATTAAAAAAACGGAAAGATTAAACTTTCCGTTTTTTATTATCCCTTGTTGGCCCAATAAAGTTCCCACAAAAAAGCCGCTATTTCTAGCGGCTTTTTTCATCATCTAATATCTTTCTTAATTTGGCTTTTTCGTCATCTGACAGTTTTCCTAAAACTAGTTCAAGTAATTTATCTTTCGTTAATTTACTACTTCGTGTGGTGTGTCCGAATTCCATATTCATGACAAAGCGATGACCGCACTGGGGATTTTTGCAAGCACAATAATAACGTGTGAATTCACTGTGTATGCGTTCAGCTCTTTCAATTACTGATTTTGCATTGCAAACAGTGCAATAAATATCTGTTGTTCTTGCCATTTTCCCCAAAAGCCACAAAATTAATATGTGATCATTATTATATATAACACTGGCATTTTGTATAGTCTTTGAACGTAAATTTATTTGCTAAAATTTTGCTCACGGAACTTGATTTTTAACAAAGTTTTTATTTCGGGATCACTGTTGATAGTTTCAGCTATTATCTCCTGCAGTGGCATGACTTCATCATAGTGATAGACTTCACGATATTTTAAGGGATCACCTAATCCTGCCGTATTTGTTGGTATGATACCGCTTAAACCTGCAGGGAATCTGTGTGCGGTTAAAACGTCTTGCGCAGAGATATTTTTAATGTTGGCAAATTCGTCTTTAGTGCCGGTGTCGCCAATCGGAATTACTTTTAGCCCGTCAGGGTGGCCGCCCGCAATGTTGACAAACATCGATTTAAAGTTGCCGACACCCTTCGAATCTGCGATCTTCTTGGCGATCTCATCTTCCATTTCTTCAGTTAAGTCGGGATCCGTTGAGTACAAAATAAAGCCCATATGCGCACCATTACTAAAATAACGACGACGAAATACAGTAGCATCAGAGTTTAATAGTGCAGATTGGATACCGCCTACATAATCGGGCGATCCATAAACCTGTTGCATGGGATCGTAAAGTTTAATGAATATAATATCTTTCGCATCATAGCGATAAATTTCTTGTGCGGTATCATAAAGCGATTTTTTCATCAAATACGAATAGCCGCCGTCTTTGCGTACTCGTAAATAAAGGCTGGAAAGAGGCACTAAACGTACCACTTGACCAAAACCATTACGAACTTTTAAAAGCCCTACATCTCCAAATTGAATTAAGTTTAGGCAAAGTGCGCGCATATCCATACGAGATAACGCTTTTCCGCCTTCGTAGAGTGCGCTTACCATATTGGCACGACTATGAAGAATTCCCCCATGTTGTGCATTTTGATGAGGTAGTTTAGCCAGTGCATGACGATTCACTGGGGGTAAGTAGCAGTTATAATTTTCATCAAAGCCAATACCGACATAATCCAATGCGGGTGAGGCTGTGATTTCACTCAAGGAAAAAGTGCGGTCATTAATAGGCGCAATCACAATGCCTTTTTTACTGTCTTTTTTTACATTAGTTTCCACTTAATACACTCCATCCGCGACGTTTGCGCGGTTTATCATTTAAAGATTTTTTGTTGATGGCATTACAAATGGCGAAAAACACATCGGCGTGCTGTGTTTTTACAGTGCGTTCAGCCGTGAACGTCATCGTATTGCCCGATTTGGTTGATTGGTGCTTAATCATTAAAAAGCTAGGCACAATATCAAGTTCTTTTTCGCTCCACTCAATTTGCCCATGCTCAACTAAATCATGCACTTTCAGCACCATACCTGTTTTGCTTTCTGGGTTGTAAATAATCGCCGTGGCCGCACGGCGTGCAAACTCTTTCACCAGTTCATAAACCCCATAACCCACGCCTGTCGCATCAATGCCGATGTAGGTCATATTGTATTTTTCATAAAGTGCACGAATTTGGTTCGCTTGATACACATAAGATAGCCCATGCCATTGATGCCGTTCGAGCAAGCGATATTTTTCACCGGGTAACGCAGGTGGGGCAATAATTACAAAACTTGCACCATCACCACTGTGTGCTGGGTCGAATCCGCCCCAGACTTCACGATCACCAAATGGACGATCTGCTTTTGGGTTAAAGTCTTTCCATTTCGTAACATCTACACCACATTTTAAAAGTTGATGAACAGTAAAAATCGAGTCCGCATCATCAATCCAAACGCACATATAAAGCTGGTTGAACGCGTATTTGCTATAACGCTGTTTCAGTTTCTCAACATTAAATAATGTATCTGCACCGCCTTTTAGCGCATCTTCAATCGTCACGACATAACGCCACTGACCATCGGGGCAAAGTCGCCCACCGTCACGCAATTCTGCAAAAGTTGGGAATGGCACGTTTTTGCGTTTAGGGTCGCCATCGCGCCAGTTGTCGCCACTCCAAAAAGAATAGGATTCATGAAATTTTGAAGAGGGAGTACTGAAATAGGTTTCTCGCCATCTTGCATGCGTTGCCATGGCCGATGCCACATCATTGAATCGCTGAAAGTCACGAATCCATGCGTATTCGTCACCGTACACATGTCCACTATTACCCTGTGACGTGTTTTTGTTGGTTGATAAAAAATGCAGTTCCGCCCCGTTGCTTAAAATAATTGGGTTACCGGTCAGCTCAACGCCGAAATATTCCCGCGCCATTTTCACGATGTAGTTTTTAAAGATTTCTGCTTGTCGCTTACTAGCTGATAAGAATATTTGATTGTCACCGCTGAAAATCGCATCTTCCAAAGCCTCAAAACTGAAATAATAAGTTGCCCCAATTTGGCGCGATTTCAGAATATTTCGCACATCATGGTGCTTATTGGCGCGGATGTGTTTTTGATAATCAAACAGCGAATCAATAAATGGCTGGCACATTTCGGGCGTAACGTGGGAAATATCATTCTTCACCCGTTTTTTCTTCTTGCGTTCGTCACCGTCACCGCTGTCGGCAAAGGCGCGTTCACCGCTAGAAACATCATCAGAATTGACCGCACTTTTTGCCGTCACTTTAGCTACCGTTGCTGCACGTTGCTTTTTGTACTGAATATCTTTATCGATCAGGGCTTCTAGTTCTTTTATTTCCTGATCGCTCTTATTTTCCCGTTCTGTCAGCGTGATAATGCGTAGCGCGATCAATTCTTCAATCCCGCTTTCGCTGATTAAATTGCGCCAATTGTATTTTTCCGCCCAATAGTAAATCGGGCGTGTGCTATTTAAACCTAATTCTTCAGCGATCTCTTTCGGCGTGTATTTTTTTAAATATAAAAACTTTGCCGCATAAATCACTTCGTCATCGTAGCGTTTTGTTTTTCTTTTTCTTAGCTTAGATTCCGTCATCTTTTATCTTGCTGTTGTTGTGTTGGGCGTATTGTGGCAACAAAAACAGCAAAATTTTAATGGCAAAAATTGGATCTGTTCGGATACGCGCAGTTATTGATCTATATCCGAATATATCCGAATTTCGCCCCGTGATTTTGCAAAAAAGATCGGCAAAAATGGCGGCACTTACGCAAACAAAGCGAAACATAGGCATTTTTAAAATGAACAAATCTAAACTCAAAACTGATTTTATTTGTATCGCCACATCGGGCTACACCGTGGACGGTCGCCAAATCACCGCCCAAGAATTGCACGAAATGGCGGAAACATACGATCCAGAACACTACACCGCGAATTTATGGCCGGAACATCGCCGTTGGTTCAATATGGGGCAAGTGATCGAACTGAAAGCAGAAGAAAATGAAAAAGGCGAAACACAACTTTTTGCCATCATCGCGCCAAACCAAGAATTAATCGAATACAACAGAGCGGGTCAGTATTTATTCACCAGCATTGAAATTACCCCGAATTTCCGCAACAGCGGCAAGGCTTATTTATCGGGTTTAGGTGTCACCGATTCCCCAGCATCTGTCGGTACAACAGAATTGAAATTCTTTAGCGCAGAGCAAAAAGACATGATTTTTGGCGAGTTCGTCAAAGTGAATTTTTCTGCAAAAGAAAATGAAGAAGAAAAAATGACACGTAGTTTTTTCAACGCGATCAAACAATTCTTTTCATCTTCCGAACAACCGGAAGAACAACCAACTCCCAATAACAACAATAATAAAGAGGACGATGCAATGAACGATAAACAGTTCAAGCAATTAATTGATGCGATGAATGGTTTAGGCACCAAAATTGACAGCCATTTTTCAGCTAAAGTGGAAACCAAGCCAGAGCCAACAGAAAAGAAAGATGAACAACCGCAAGGCGTAACTGCGGAACAGTTCAATCAACTTTTAACAACGGTTCAGGCGTTGGATAAAAAATTCAACGAATTAAGCCAAGAACAAACCATTGTGCCAAATGGCGTGCCAACCGTTGAAAACGAAAATGTATATAGCGTAAACGGCTACAACATCGACTTATCAAAAGGATTCTAAACAATGAATAAACAAGCATATTACGCCCTAGCGGCAGCATTAGCGAAACACTTTAATCAACCTATTGATTCAGTGTTACGTGGCGAAAGTTTTGCACTTAAAGCACCTGAAGCAGCATTGTTAGGCGAAAATATTCAACAGCGTTCCGATTTCTTGAAACAAATTAATATGATTCAAGTAGCACATACGAAGGGTCAAAAATTATTTGGTGCAACAGAAAAAGGCGTTACTGGTCGTAAACAAACTGGCCGTAATTTGGCTAATCTTGATCATACTCAAAATGGCTATGAATTAGCAGAAACGGACAGTGGCATTATTGTGCCATGGGCATTATTCGATTCCTTCGCTATTTTCAAAGATCGCCTTGTGGAACTTTATAGCGAATATTTCCAAAACCAAGTTGCATTAGACATCTTGCAAATTGGCTGGAACGGTCAAAGCGTAGCAGATAATACAACTCAAACAGATTTGTCTGATGTGAATAAAGGCTGGTTGAAACTTTTACAAGAACAACGTGCGGCCAACTTCATGACCGAATCTACAAAATCATCAGGCAAAATTACCATTTTTGGTGATAACGCCGATTACGCGAATCTTGATGATTTAGCCTTTGACTTAAAACAAGGCTTAGATTTCCGTCATCAAAACCGAAATGATTTAGTCTTCCTTGTTGGTGCTGATTTAGTTAGCAAAGAAACTAAACTCATTCAGAAAAAACATGGTTTAACCCCTACCGAAAAAGCCGCATTAGGTTCACATAACTTAATGGGTTCATTCGGTGGCATGAATGCCATTACCCCACCAAACTTCCCTGCACGCGCTGCAGCTGTGACAACGCTTAAAAACTTAAGTGTGTACACTGAAGCTGAAAGTGTACGTCGTTCTTTACGTAACGATGAAGATAAAAAAGGTGTGGTGACATCTTATTATCGTCAAGAAGGCTATGTTGTGGAAGATTTAGGTTTAATGACCGCTATCGACCATACCAAAGTTAAATTAAATGGTGAAGAATAGGAACTAACCAAAAATGGGAATGCGAGATTTTCAACGTCAAATGCAGGCACTAGCAGACATTAATCAAGTATCAGAGAACAACACACAACAAGGTGCGGTTGCGACTCATGGTAATGATTATGCTGTGCTTGAAATCGCCTTACAAAATGATGTGAACGCAGTACGCGCATTCCCGACACGTGCCGAAAAATTAGACTATAAACGCAACCGATTTTTGCCAAAGTGGTTGCCGTTTGTGAGTGCATATTTAGATAAAGGGGCAATTTATCAGAATGATTACTTGGTTTATTGCATTGTGTATTTGTTTGACATTGCTGATTTTGACCGAGCCTTGTCATTGGCTGAAAAAGCAATTGAGCAAAATCAATCTATGCCACAAGGGTGGCAAACCACATTGCCGAATTTCGTCGCCGATCAAATCTACAACTGGACAGATAAAACCGCCGCAGCTGGTCAATCCGTGGAGCCATATTTTTCACAAACTTTTAAAAACGTGGCGACCCAGTGGAAGTTGCACGAAATTGTCACAGCGAAGTGGCTAAAATTAGCGGCGGCACTGCTTTTACGCAGTCCTCAAGGCAAAGTACAAGCCAGTGGTATTGATGATGCCGAAACCCTTGTACTGGCTATTCAGTTATGTAACCGCGCTTTCCAACTCAATCAGAAAGCGGGTGTAAAAAATATGATTGAGCGTTGTGTCATGCGTTTAAACGCGTTAGCAAAATCGGGCGATTACGACCCGAACAGTCTTCCCCAAGTGGCGGGTTTGAGTTTGGAAAAACAGCAAATTGATTTTGATCTTGTTATTGAAAAACTCACTGCCCGCCCACTCCAAAACAGCGAGGAAGGCAATGTTTAACGGCAGAACACAAGATTACGATGACACTACGATCACAAATAGCGGATTCTGGTGTGACATCACTATTGATGAATTTCAAAAACAACGGGCAATTCCATTACAGATCCCCGTTGAAATGGTGAAGGCGGCACTAATTGCTGCTATGCAAGGGATTAACATTGATTTAGCAGAAGTGGAAGAAAACTACCGCAAAAGCAAAATCAATTCTGTGCAAGAAATTTCAGCGCAACGTATTGACGGCGAAAATTACGCAGAAAGCCTTTACAAGAAGGCAGTATTCGCCAGAGCAAAAGCGGAGTTGTTACCAGAATTTAATACGCTTTCGGGGCGAGAAATTCACCAAAATCGCGAATATGTGGCCGAGCAAAAAAGCCTCTTGGCAGAGGCAACCCACGCTATTCGTACATTAAAAGGTAAAAAACGGGGATCGGTATGGCTGCTGTAAAAAAGATGTTGTATCAGCAATTAACAGATTTTTTGCTTACCAAGCTGCCGAAACGCTACCACGGGAATTTTTACAGCTGGATTGAAGAGGGCAAATTATTGAATGAAGGGCGACAAGTGACCGAAAACGGCATTGAAGTGTGCCACCTTTCCTATAACGGTGTATTTCACTTTGAGGCTTTGCCATTCAACGAAATTTCCCCCGCTTATCTAATGGCGCATATTCAAGTGTGGGTAAACGAAAATGACCCCATGCGCGATGTATTGGATGAAAATGAAATCCCATTTGATTTAGACATTATCGACGATAACACGGCAGATTTAATCTTTACTATTGCTTTCCGTGAGCCACTCACGGCAATAGAAGATAGCGAAGGAGAATTAAAAATTGATGGTGTGAATTACCGATTGGACAGCATCGAAATATTCACAGTAGAAGAAATTGACGTTGTCGTAAGGGTTGAACATGAACATCCGAATGGGGATTGATAAAGAAGACTTAAAAAAGTTTCTGAAAGATCTTGAAATCATCAGTTTACCCGATAAGAAAAAACGTGAAATTTTAATCCGCTCTTTGCAAATGATTAAACGCCAAGCAGTGAAAAGTGCGGCAAACCAACGTAACCCGATGGGCGAAAGTTGGAAGAAACGAAAAAACGGCACAGCAAAAATGCTACGCCGAATTGCAAAGTTAGCCAACAGTAAAGCCGAAAAAGCGCAAGGCGCATTGTTTTATAAGCAAAAACGAACGGGCGAAATTGCGCAAGAACACCAAGAAGGAATTCCGCACTTATTTAAAAAAACGGAGTTCCCAGGCAAAAATAAAGGTGGCATTGGGTCAGACCCTTGCACCTTGCGCCAAGCAAAGAAATTAAAAGATTTAGGTTATACCGTGGCAAACGGTAAAACAAAAAACGGCAAAGCGAAACGCCGCAAGCCGACATTAAGCGAAATCCGCAGCACCTTATCACGTGCGAAAGCCAGTTTGATTATACGTAAACTGGAAGAAAAGAATGGTATTAATCCGAGTAGACATTTAACGCAATGGATAATTCCAACGGAAAAACGTCCATTCTTGGATACACGTGAAGAAGAAAACGCCAAGATTATTTTGGCGGAAATTCAAAAATATACTCAAAAACAACAATAAGAGGACAATAAAGAATGTTCCCATCTGTACAAATTAACGCTCTTAATCAGTTAAGTGGCGAAACTAAGGAAATTGAACGCCACGCCTTGTTTGTCGGCGTAGGCACCGTTAATCCAGGAAAGTTATTGGCATTAACGCCTGATTCCGATTTTGACAAAGTATTTGGCGAAACCGATACAGACTTAAAAAAACAAGTGCGTGCGGCAATGCTTAATGCGGGGCAAAACTGGTTTGCGCATGTTTATATTGCACAAGAAGACGGCTATGACTTTGTCGAATGTGTGAAAAAAGCCAATCAAACCGCCTCTTTTGAATATTGTGTCAATACCAGATATTTAGGCGTAGATAAAGCAAGTATTGGTAAATTGCAAGAATGCTATGCAGAACTACTTGCTAAATTTGGTCGCCGAACTTTCTTTATTCAGGCCGTACAAGGTATTAATCATGATCAATCTGACGGTGAAACATGGGATCAATATGTGCAGAAACTTACCACTTTGCAACAAACCATTGTCGCCGATCACGTTTGCCTTGTGCCTTTACTATTCGGCAATGAGGCGGGCGTATTGGCAGGGCGATTGGCAAATCGTGCCGTCACAGTGGCAGACAGTCCCGCAAGAGTTCAGACGGGGGCTTTGGTCTCATTGGGTAACGCTGAAAAACCGTTAGACAAAGATGGCAATGAGCTTACTCTGGCGCATTTAAAATCACTTGAAACTGCACGTTATTCTGTGCCGATGTGGTATCCCGATTATGACGGTTATTACTGGGCGGACGGTCGCACATTAGACGTGGAAGGCGGCGATTATCAAGTGATCGAAAACGTCCGAGTAGTGGATAAAGTCGCGCGTAAAGTACGTTTATTGGCTATCGCAAAAATTGCTGACCGCTCTTTTAACTCCACAACCTCAAGTACCGCGTATCACCAAGGCTATTTTGCCAAACCGATGCGCGACATGAGCAAATCCGCAACCATCAACGGCAAGGATTTTCCAGGCGAATGTATGCCACCTAAAGATGATGCCATCACGATTGTGTGGCAAAGCAAAACCAAGGTGACGATTTACATCAAAGTGCGCCCTTACGATTGCCCGAAAGATATTACGGCAAACATTTTCTTAGATCTAGAAACCTTAGGAGATTAATAAATGGAACGAATCAGCGGAATGAGTTTTGATTTCTACATGATGGGCTTTCCGATCCACGTGGAATCAGTGAATCTATCCATTAGTGATAATAGTGCTGTGGCTTTAACCCGTGGTATTCCTGATGGTTGGGTAAGCGGTGATGTAGCCGCAGAAGGTGAAATTGAGCTCGATTCAAAAAACTTTCAAAAATTATCACAGGCTGCAGCAAGTGCAGGCAGTTATCGTAGCTTGCCGGAAGTAGATTTTACCTTCTTTGCGATGCGAGGCGGTGTGCGCGACAAAGTGGAAACCTACGGTAACAAAATTATTTTAACTGACGTGTTAAACATCGACCCCAAAGGCGGTGCGAAAAGCACAAAAAAATTGAAATATTTTGTCACAAGCCCAGATTTCGTGCGCATTAATGGTGTGCCTTATTTATCCGACGAAGATACACGTGATCTTATCGGTTAACCGAATTTAGGTGCTGTCCGTTCTGACGTACAACAATTATAAAAAAGCAAGTGCGGTCAGTTTCCTAAATGTTTTAAGGTGATTTTATGAATAGCAAAATAGATAGCACAATTCCGTTTATTGGCTCACTCACTGCGCTTATTTCAGGATATAGCTTGCATGAATGGGCATCATTATTCGGTATTTTATTTGGTGCGGCATCAGTATGGATTGCCTACCGAAAATACAAAGAAGACGTGCAAGCACGTAAAGATGAATTAGCCTACAAAATGTTGGCGGCAAAAATTGAGGCGAAAAAATTAGGAATTAGTGATGAGTAAAAAATTTGGTGCAATGATTTTATGTTCTGCGGCGGCTGTTGCGACTGCTTTTTTTGCTCAACAAAAAGATTTGCCAGCAGAATTGCAAAACAAAGTCAGCCCACAAGCAGTTTACATGATTGTGAATCTAGAAGGCTGTGTGCGCAATCCATATAAATGCCCTGCCGATGTATGGACTAATGGCGTAGGCAATACCCACAACGTAGATAAAAGTAAAGTTTTGACCATTGACGAAGTGGCCGCCGATTTACGTCGCAACATTAAAGAGGCAGAAAATTGTATCAACGCCGATTTTAACGGCAGAGAAATGAATCAAGGGCAATATGATGCCATGGTGTCTTTAGCCTTTAATTTAGGCTGTGGCAATATCAAGCGCTATTACAGTAAAAAACACGGCATGACATTGCCTACAACGATTTATCGTGCAGCAAAAGCGCAAGACTGGACATTAATGTGCAATCACATTTCTGATTTCAATAAATCGGGCGGTCGAGTATTAAAAGGCTTACAAATGCGCCGCACAAAAGAAAAGGCAATTTGTCTGGGGGAATAATGAATTTTAAATTCTTGGTCATCGGTGCGTTTTTGATCGTTTTTGTGGGCTGTATTGGCTCAACTCTGCACTACAAAAAACAAGCAGAATCGACCGCACTTTTGTTAAAACAAAGCGAACAAACCATTGAACAAAACAAAGCGATGTTGCAACGGTATGAAACGCAAAATGCGGAATTGACCGAGCAACTCAATCAAGCTAACAAAAAAGCCGAACAACGCCGGCAACAACTAAAGGACGTGCTAAACAATGCAGAAAATAAAATTTGGACTTATGGCCGCGTGCCTGATGATGTTGCTGGCGTGCTCAACCAAAGAGCCACAAGTAAATAATTTACAGCTAATTTGCCCACAAACAACCGAATGTAGACCGTTAAGCGTAAATATTAAAACTAATGGCGATTTAGCTGATGGGCTGAATCAGGCATTAGATCGTATTGAAACCTGTACCACGGCTTACACGGCGATGGACAAGTGTATTAAAGATTTTAATAACCAAAACAGAAACCAAAAGGGAAACTAAAAATGGAAAAAACAAACGCACAAACTTTGTTAGATAAACTTACTGGCAATCTTAAAGATTCTGTCAAAGTCGATGTTGAAGGGGTTGAGTTCACTTTTCTTCGAGACAACAGCGCATATGATCAAATGATGAATGACATTACGACTGACAATAAGGTGACCCCAATCAAAGATTATCTACTTGCGATTGTAGCGCGTGAGCAAAAAGAAGATTTATTAGCAATCATTAATGTACCGGGTCTTGCAGGTTTACTTGCGGGAAAAGTGAATGAGGTCTTGGTACCTAAAATTAATATTACGGTAAAAAACTAGCCTCGCGTGTGGATAGCATAGAGCGCAATGGCTTATCGCAAGCTATTGCGCTACGCATGCACTATTTACCACACGCAGATAATAGCGACTACAATCTAGCGCGCGCAATATGGTTACATAAACAGTATTTTGAACAACAGGCAAATGCCGTAGCAAGCGGTATCGCCAAGGTATTTTAGGATTAAACAATGGCTATTCAGGGGCTTGAGTACATCATCAGCTTAAATGATCAGCTTTCCGCGCCACTTAAAGGCGTGATGAAGACCATTGATGATTTAGGCAAGCGTGGTGAAGATGCAATGCGCCGTATTGGTTTAGGTACGGCAGGCATTATTGCCACTGGGGCAGCGATGAAAAACGCCCTAGATCCCGCCATTGATTTCAACCGTGCACTTAATGAAATTAAAGCTACTGGGCGCGAACAAGCGGGATTAGACAAAATCACCGATTTTGCCCTTGATTTTTCCGCCACATATGGGGGCGCTGCAACGGACGTAGTGAATTCTACGAATGAAATTGCGCGCGCCATTGACGGTTTAACCGATAGTGAACTCGTCGCCTTTTCTAAAAGCTCAAACATTCTTGCCAAAGCCACTGGTTCAGACGTAAAAGCCATGGGTTCTTATATTTCCCAGTTATACGGTATTTTTGGTGACGAGGCGGCAAAAATTGGTAAAGAAAAGTGGGTTGAGCAAATTTCAGCACAAGCCACCGTTACCGCAAATAAATTCAAATCATCGGGCGAATCCTTAATGCAGGCTTACACTAATTTGGGCTCGTCTGCGAAAGACCACGGCATTAAAACTGCTGAGCAATTTGCCGTTATTGGTAACTTGCAAAATGTGTTTGAGGGAGGTTTAGCGGGGACAAAATACGCGGCCTTTTTAAGTGGCGCGGTAAAAGCACAATCAAAATTGGGCTTATCGTTCCTTGATTCACAAGGCAAAATGTTGCCGATGATTGATATTTTGGAAAAAATCAAAGGCAAATATGGAGAGTTGAATTCAGAAAATCTTTACGAACTACAAAAAGCCTTTGGTACTAAAGAGGCTGCGCAAGTGATTAATAATCTTTTACCGAAGATTGATACACTTAAAGCGGATATTGCTGAAATCGACAAAATGAAAACCCTTGATGATGCAATGGCAATATCAAAAACAGTAACGGACTCATGGATGCGATTTACTGCCATTTTCCAAAATATCAAAATCGCCATTGGCACACAGATCCTTGCAAAACTTGAGCCTGTGATGAATCGCATTGCTGACATGGGGCAAGAGTTCACAAATTGGTTAAGGGCTTATAAGAATATTGCGCGTTGGATTGGCTATGCCGTGGGTGCATTGATTGGATTTACAGGACTAACGGCAGCACTTACTCTGATGAGTGGTATTGTTTCGGCAATCGGTGTGGCATTTTCTTTCTTAGTCAGCCCAGTTATGTTAGTCGTAGGTGCCGTGATTGGGTTAGGTATTGTAATTTATAAATTCCGTTCTCAATTTATGGCATTTATAGCTGGCTTTATCGAAGGATTCAAAATGGCTGGGGTATCTTTCGCGCCGTTGTTTTCTGCCTTTGCGATTGTATGGAGTGCATTGCAACGCATCGGCTCAACCATCGGGCGAATTATTGGCTTATTCGGTAGTGCATCCGATTCGGCATATAGTTTCCAACAATTCGGCGTAGATATGGGCTATGCGTTAGGTGCCGTATTTAATATTGTGCTTAATGCAGTGGAATTAGTCGCACGTTCATTCGGGTTTATGGCAGATGTGTTTGCTATTTCTATTGGTGCCATAATTGAAGGGTGGAATGCGATAACCTCGCTTTGGGACAGTAACAAACCAATTGAAAGTTTTTCTAATATTGCTACTGCTTTAGGCAATATCTTTTCAAATGCGTTTAAAGGTATCGTCAATGCATTCACTTCGGTTATCAATTTTATAATTGAAAAAGCCAATTCATTGCCAGGCATTAATATCCCGCTGATCCCCAAATGGGAAGATGGCGCTTTACCAATGCAAAGCAGTGCGACAGCCGTGGGGGCATCTATCGGTACGCAAGCATTGCAAATGCAAAATCAGCTTGGCGCATTAAATACCACCTCGCCAAAATTTGAATTGAGCGAGCAAACACAACCGCAATTCACCAAAATGCCAAGCGGTTCGGTCAGCAAAGCCATTACACAAAACCAACAAACCACTAAAACGATTAATTACGGCGGTGTCACCATCAACAGCAACGATGGAAACAAAGTATGGCAAGAAATGCGCAATCGCGAACAGTTGGCCGCGGGGTGATAGATGGAAAAACTTTACCTTGATTTATTAATTACCGGTGAAGACATCACGCTAGATAGCGGCAATCAACCACTAATTTGTGATAACCGAATTTCAATCGCGCAAGACATCAAGCATGCCATTTTAGAAAGTGGATTGGCGACACAACTTATCGCGGAACGTTCTCGCATTTTTCGTCGCGATATTATTTTGCAAATGGTGTTATTGGTTGAAGAAGATGTGCGCTTGATTCCTGGTACCGTTTCCATTATCGAAGAACGTTTAGGCCAGTTATTTATTACAGCTGAAACTTATGAATTTGGGCGACTGGATGAATTGGAGTTACGTTTAAATGAGTGAAAATTTTAAACAAATGTTAGCGGAAAGCGGCTTACCCACAGAAGAAACACAAATCCGTCAAGAATTTGAACGCTTAACCGCAGAAGAAGGCTTAATCACCAATACAAGCCGAATGAGTCCATTCTGGCGATTAATTACTGCCATTGCGGTTAAGCCTGTGAAGTGGCTGACAGATCATTTAATTGCTGAAATTCTGCCGAATTTATTTGTAAAAACTGCAAAAGATAGTTGGTTACAAATTCAAGCCTGGGCGGTGGGCTTAGATTTTAAAGCCGCAACAAAAGCAGAAGGTGTCGTGCATTTTACAAAAGAAAGCGATGTGACCGATCTCACCATTAAAGCAGGCACTGTGATTCAGACAGAGCGTATTAATGATGTGATTTTCCGTTTGATTGTCACGCAAGATACCATTATTCCTAAAGGTGTGTTGCGCGCGCCTGTACCAGTAATCGCAGAGCAGGCTGGCGCAAATTTCAATTTGGCTGCAGGTTATTATCGCATCTTGCCAGAATCTATTGTGGGAATAAGTGCGGTAGAAAATTTAGAAGATTGGCTAACATCGCCAGGTGCTGACAGAGAAACTAACGATGAATTACGAGAACGTTACCGCACGCAGTTTTCCAGCGTTGGACAGCATCATATTGACAGCGTTTACAAAGGCATGATTGCGAAAGTCGCCGCCTTATCTGTGGATAGAATTTATTTTAAACACGATGCGCCACGTGGTCCAGGTACAGCAAACGCTTATTTGTTATTAGACACAGGCGTAACCAGCCAGCCGTTTATTGATAAAGTCAATCGCCATGTGCGTGACGAGGGCTTTCACGGCCACGGTGATGATTTGATTTGCTACGCTATGCCAGAAACAAAACACAATTTAACGTGCGCAATTTACTTTCAGCCGTCCATTTTTGTCGGCGACGTGCGTAAACAAGAAATCGTACAACAAGTGGAAAATATGATCCGCTGTGCATTCCGCGAAAATAATAATTATGGTGTAACAAGGACTTACCCTTTTAGCCGTTTTAGCTGGTCGAAATTAGGTGAGGAAATCCACGACAACATCAGCGAAATTTCCTCTATCGTGTGGGGGCAAAGCGACATTCAAAGCGAGTTATCAATTCCACGTATTCAGCAGTTATCTGTCACTGTGCAAAAGTAAGGGGCGAAAATGAAAATAAAATTGCCCTTCTGGATGGATAAAGGCGAATTGAACAAAATCGCTGTGCTATTCGGTAAATGGTGGGATTATGTTTTAAGTGCGGTCAAATTTCCCTTTAATATTTTAGATGAGGAACACTGCAGTGAACGCATTTTAAATTTAATCGCCTATCAACGCGACGTAGAACGATTTGAGGGCGAGCCGTTAGAATTATTCCGCAAACGTGTGAAATATGCCTTTTTAAATGCAAAAGATGCGGGCAGTAAAGCAGGCTTTATCCGTATTTTCGAACGACTAGGCATAGGCTATGTAGAGATTGAAGAACGGTTTGACGTGGAAAACTGGGATGTAATCAAGATTCGCTTGAGCGATTCCCAGTTAGCGAAGAAAACAGAATTACTAAATTTAATCATTAGAAAATATGGCCGCACTTGTCGGCGTTATACCTTTGAAGTGATCACAAAAGAAAGTGTGACGATTCACCATGGCGAATTTAATCACGATTATCAAAGTTTTTATGTGAAAGTAAACTGATAATAACAACAATAATAAGAGGTTTATTTATGGCTAGTTTAATTACGCCACAATTTGAACGCTACGTCGCAGAACAAACCGTTGCACGTGGCACGGTGCAGTTTGATGAATTTATATTTGCCAATATTCCGGGTTTAAATGAAAACAATCTTGCGCAATATCTCACTATGCCGACATCGGCACAAATTGTACACCGACAATCCGTATCACAAAGTGGTGTAATAAATGAAAATGCCGTGGTGTATTCGGTGACAATAGGCACGGAAGTGGGCGATTTTGATTTCAATTTCATCGGCTTGATCAATAAATCAAAAAATATGCTTGCTGTTGCTGTGCAAACTGCGCCAGTAAAGAAAATTCGTAATAAAAATGCTGTACAAGGTAACAGTATTACAAGAAATATCCTTTTAGAATTTACAGGTGCAAAAGCATTAACGGGGATTAATGTTAATGCTAATACATGGCAAATTGATTTTACGGTGCGTTTACACGGGCTTGATGAGAAAATCCGTTTAACCAATCGTGATTTATATGGTAGAGCGGTATTCTTCGATGATGGTTTCTTGGTTAAGCGTAAAACAGGTAATCAATTTACTATTCAACCAGGAGTAGCTTATGTGGAAGGGGTGCGTATGGATTTAACCGCACTTTATAACCTCACCGCAAACAATCTACCGTGCTCAGTTTATGCCGATGTTGTGCATCATTGCACCGTAACGGGCGAATACCAAACCGAAATTAAGTATCTCACGCAATCAAAAGCAGATTATGTGGATACCGCAAATCGCCAGCATTATGTGCAAATCCTTGCCGACATTGACAGTCAAGGCAATGTGACAGATCGTCGCTTGCTTTCGCCATTTTTGGGGATGAATCCGCTCACATTAGATGATACAACCGAAAATACCAAAGATAACCGCGGACATACGCACAAGTTACCAATCGCAAGCCTTGTTCAGCGTGGCATTGTGAAATTGTTTTCTGGCAATAATTCGGATGCAGAAGACATGGCAGCAACGCCGAAAGCGATTAAAGGCCTAAAAGTATTAATTGATGCAATTACGCGTAATTTGGGTAATTACATTCCAAACAGCAAAAAATCCTCTGCAGTAGATAGCAATAGCGCAGATAGCGTCGCAACCAGTGCAGCAGCCAAAACCGCTTATGATAAAGGTGTGGACGCCAAAAATGCTGCAGATAATGCCAATAATAATGCGAATGGTCGAGTATCTAAATCGGGCGATACGATGACTGGTGACTTAAGCATTAAACATGGTGACTGGAGCGGTATTAATATATTTAATCAAGCTGGTAAATATACGCGACTCGAAGTTAGTCCTGATTCATCCAGGGAGTTATTAACTTTTGTCTATCGTGATGCATCGGGCCGAAATCAAAGTGTTGTAACTATACCTAAGAGAAACGGAGAGGTTTTGCTTAATGCAGACATAACCTCATCACTATCGGAAAATGGCTGGTGTAAATTGCCTAATGGTCTAATTTTACAATGGGGAAAAATTACATTGCCTAATCTAACAAACGAACAGACTGGGATATGTACTCTCCCTGTTACATTCCCGCGCGCGGTATTTACCATCATTATGGGAAGTGTCGCTGGGTCGATTTCACAAAATGCTAATTCACAAGAAGGATTTTCGATCACAAGGCAAACCACCTCTAATTTTACATGGGTATCTAGCTGGGAGTATCGCAATAGCGGGGCATTTGGTAATGCGCCTGCACAATGGATTGCAATTGGTTACTAATAGAGGTAAATCATGACTACATATTTTAATCCTGATGATATGGCATTTTATTCGTCCGAAATTTATAGCGATATCCCATCGCAAGCGGTACCACTTAGTGATGAGCAGTACATAGCATTACTTAATGGTCAATCTCAAGGCAAACAAATCATTGCAGATAAAACAGGCAACCCTGTATTAATTGACCCACAACCCAGTGCAGCACATGTGTTAAATCTTGATACGCTAACCTGGGAGATTTCAGCCGAAAAACAAACCGCACTTTTTGCGCAACAAAAAGAAAGCTTACTCAATAAGTTAGCGGACAAAGCCGACCAACTTAAAAATAGCCTACTGGCAGGGTATCCACAAACGGAAATTGAAAGTTTTTACCGTCAAGAAAAAGAGGCTCTCGCATGGCAAGCCGACCACAACACCACTACACCAATGCTTTCACAAATTGCGCGTGTACGTGGTGTGCCACTGGATATGCTAATTAGCAAAGTAATTGAAAAATCCGCTCAGTTTGCTGTGGCTATTGGCATCATTATTGGGCAACGTCAGGCATTTGAAGCCCGTTTGTTGGCTTTAAAAACACCAGAGGAATTAACCGCACTTGAACAGGAGATTGAGCAATGGCAATTCAAAACAAATTAAAACGCTATGGCTATCACGTGGTCATTGCCATAGACCAACTGTTTAACGCCCTCACAGGTGGCGCAGCAGATGAAACCCTTTCTAGCCGCACTTATCGCGGTGCGATGTTAGCCGATAAGCCGAAAAAACGCTGGCGGGTACTATATCGTTTCATCAACGGTATCTTCTTTGATAGCAATCACTGCAAAACAGCTTATGAAAGTGAATTAAATTGCAAACAATATCCAGAAGGTTTTAAAACTAATGAATTTTAGGTGATGTTTAATATGTGGAAACAACAAAAACTAAAACTATCCCCACAGGCTAAAACAACATTACAAAACGCACAGAAGGGGATTATTTCCCCTTTTTCGTTATCTGTAAGTGGTACTAAATTAGGTGTGCATAATTGGTCGCACGGTATCAAAGAAAAATCAAATCACTATTTGTCACCCGAAAATGCCGTGAAAGCACTAGCGGCAAAGTTGGTCGATTATGCCGATCCGAATCGCCCTAAAGGTGTGCAGGATGTCCTGGTCATTATGGTGACAAGTAGCAATATTGATCAGTTTATTACAGAGTTGGAAAAAGTGCGTGAGCTATTGCCAGAGCCAACATTTAAGCAGGCATTAGACTATGCAAAATCTAGTAAAAATTTGCAAGAAACAAAAATGATTAAAACGCCAACGATGGCAAGCCCATCATTTTCCAATAGTGCAGATATTACGCCAGGTTCAGCCCGCACCATGCAAAGTATTTTACGCAATGCAACATCTGCAGCGGTTGCCGCTCAAACTAAAGACCCAATGGCGATGATTGAGGCGTTAAAGGCGGCTAAAAAAGAACGCGATAAAGCCAATAACGAAAAAGTCGAAAAAATGCTGAATACATCGGCGAATGTATATGCGTTTTCTGTTTCAGATTATCTCGAAGTAGCGGAAACAAAAATCAAATTGAATGTGCCGACGGCGGGTAATGTTTTTACAGCATGCGTGATGTTTATCGGTGCGAACTTAACCAATATCAAAGGGATGTTACAAAATGGCTAGAACACCGACACAAGCCCGCAATCCAAGCGTACAACTTGCGCTAAATGGTACGCCTATTTATCTACATAATATCATGATGAGCGTGTCCGTTAAACGCGAAGAAAAGGATATGAGCGGTCAGAAGTCTAGTACTAAAAAGTCCGATAAAGGCGTAAAGGCCAAAGAATTAAACGTTACCGGATTTATTCCATATGCTCGTAAAGAGTTGTTAACAGATTTATTTAATCTTGCCGAGTCTGAAGACGGGAAAGGTGAACAGTCTAAATATCGAGTATCTTGCACGATTGCTGAGGCAGTCAACATGCGCGAGGTGCAATTTAGTGGTGAAGTGACGGCAGCAGAACAGAGCGGGCAGTTAGGGTGGGCCATATCGTTTACTTTACGTGAAGTAAATTCTGTAGCCGAGAAAAAAGACCAACGTAAGCAAAAACCAAAAGCTAAGGCACAAGGAGAAAAAGCACCAACGGCACAAAGTTCACAATCGACAAATAAAAGTGATATTGAACATTCAGGGAAATCAGGAGAAGAAAACAAGTCGAATGAAAGAAAAGGCTGGGCAAAAGATTTAGATGATTGGATTGGTTCATAAATGAAAATTATAAAAACATGTATTATCGATGGTGAAGAATTGGAACTAGCTGATGAACTCATCGTTTTAGAACTTAATAATACGGGGCGTGGATTTGTAACCGTTCGCACAGATAAAGACTGTATTGGCAAAAGTGCGGTATTTGAAATGGGCGAATATGATCACTATTACAAATGGTTCGATGGCATCGTGGAACGTGAACAAGGCGCAGAAAACGGCTATAAAAAATTATTTATTCGCGAAAAAGTGGCCGTGTTTGAAAAGCCTTTAAATTGTTCGCATCGTCATATTACGTTGCGCGATTTGTGCGCGTGGATTACCAGCCAAACTAAAATACCGGTGAAAGTGCCTAAGGCGGATTACGCAGATACGCCGATTTCGTTATTTACGCATAACGGTAGCGGTTATCAGCTTTTAGCCAATATCGGGCGACAATATCAAATCGCTGATTATATGTGGCAACAATCGCCCGATGGTTCGTTGTTTATTGGTTCGCACAAAGATTCACGGTGGGCGGGTAAAAACATTGAGTTTGACGAAGGCATGACATTAACCAGTGGCAGTAATGATATGACGATTCCTATCACTGCTGCTATTCGTCCTGGAGCGATTATCAATGGCAATATAATTCAAAAGGTTGAACTATTTGGCGATGATTATGTGCTTACCTGGGAGAACTTAGGTAAAGATGGTAAGCCTGAACAAAAGAGCCCAGAACGAAGACAAATGGAAAAAACATTCCCCGAATTAGCGGGCGGGTACCATTTACCAAAATATGCAAAAGTCGTTGGCATTGCCGATCCTTCAAGTGGTGGCGATATTTCTGATCCATTCCGCCCGAAGTATGCCGTTGAACTGCAATTACTAGATGAAAACGGAAACGAGGATAAAACTGTTCCAGTTTATCCAGCCGTGCCTTTGCCGGTAACAAGTACAGGTTCACAAGGCGGAGATTTTGCCTTTCCTGAAGTGGGTACAATGGTTGAAGTAGGTTTTGCTTATGGGCGAAGCGATCAGCCTTTTGTTCGTACTATGTTAGCGCAAGGAAAAACAGTACCGAGTGTTGCACCTGGAGAACAACTAAAACAGCAACGCCCCGAAGTTTATGAACGCACCGATGCCGCAGGCAATAAGATTCGCGAAACCGATCAGACGATTACAGATAAATCCTTTAAACGACACATCGAGACAGATAGTGAAGTAAAACAAATCGGCACGTCAAATGTGACGATTGATTCCGATAAAACGGAAACTATTGGCGGGAATGACACTATCAGCGTGTTAGGCAGTATCAACGACACTACGGCAAGCAATCGCACCGTAGGAACAGGCGGAACACTGCAAGAAAAAATTGTAGGACTAGCGCAACGTGTTTCAGACGAAAAGAATAAGTTTGTGGCGCCATTCAGTTATATGGGGTCAGAAGGGCAAAACATATTTAGACTTTTGGAAGATACCATTCAACTATTGGGCGAAGTTGCAAGCACCTTGGCAACGCATACGCACAGAGGTTCACCTCCGCCAGATCAAGCTAGCACATTCACCCAGCAGGCAAGCCAAGCAAAAACAATCAAAGGCAAACTTACGCCGATTATTGAATAACATATTTACATTTAAACAAAGCGGTCTATTGACCGCTATTTTTTTTGAAAAATTTATAAAAAATGCTTGCATTTAAATTTAAATCGTCCTATTATTAGGACATAGAAAGGAAGCCCACAGGGGGCGCCTGAAATAAGCCTAAAGGAGGCAATTATGACAACTCAAACTATCCAAATCGCAAAACCTCAATTAATCGGTTCAGAAAAACAAATCAAATGGGCTAATGATATTATTGATAATATCATTAAAATCCTTGGTGAAATTGAAATCCCTCAAGGCGCAACCGTAGAACAAATTGCGCACGTACAAAAAATTATTGATACATTCTTTGGACGTCAAGAATCTTGGGTTTGGATTGATAAATATAGTCGCTTTACAAGTACAACTCCAAAACAAACAATCTTTGCAGTAGTGATGGTTGATGGCGGAAAAAAATAATAACAAGCCTCGAAAGAGGCTTTATTTTAAGGAGAATCAAAAATGAATTATAAAGAAATCATGTATTCAATAGGACAATTAGTTCGCTGCGTTTATGGCGTTGATGTGCCGGTAAATATTCAAAACACAATTATCCGATTCCCAACAAAAGGAATCGGGCTGATGAATCAACGTGGAGATATAATTAAATCAAGCTCGCAAGATGAAATCATGCGCTTAATGGATAAGATACCTAGTGACTTAAGCGATCCGAAAGATAAAATGGATTTTGATGCGCAAGGCGCATTTTGGTTGGGTTATTATCACTATGCAAAATTAACAGATGATATTAAAAACTATGGCGCAGACGAACTAGCCGAGTGCGGAAAGGCACTATACGGCGATCAATGGCAAACAAATCTTGCAAAAGAACTAGGCTTATCAGACGCGCGAAGAATAAGATTTTGGCTAACAAATGAAAGAAAAATACCAACAGGGATTTGGGCTGATATTTTTGCACTTCTGAATAAAAAGAAAATGAAGATTGAAACTATTATCAACAAAGTTTCAGTATGATTTCAAAGGCGGGATTCTCCCGCTTTTTTTTATCTCAACGAAATCAATTTGAGTCGACATTCATCACGTAAAATCTAAGTTATTGTTTAGTAAATAAATCTACTCAATAAACAATATCAAAAGAATCCCACGGAATTTTTTCACGTAAAAATACAAGGCACGGAAAATCCACTTCCTCCCCCGCCGAATTTGCGTTAAAAATTTACATTTTTTCAGTTAATTTTCAGATTGAAAAATTGGGTAAATGGTTGAAGTAAAAGAGATCGTTTTAATGAAAGAATAGAGATCTTAACTGTAAAATTTACGGGGTTTTACAGTGTTTTTCACTTAAAAGAGATCTGTGTAAGTTTGTAGGCGATTACAGTATATTGATTTATAAAGTGTTTTTATCTTTTACGTGATAGTTAATAAGAAATTTTAATTTCACTTTTTAATGATTGGCGGCATCGCCACTAAGATAAATAATTTATGAATGAAAGTGTAAAAAATGGAAATCTCACCGCCATTTTATCGCCACTTAAGAAAGAATTGGTGGGTCGTGAAGGATTCGAACCTTCGACCAACGGATTAAAAGTCCGCTGCTCTACCGACTGAGCTAACGACCCA